CCGCCATTATGGGCGTATCCCCCTCGGCGCTCGGTGTGGTCGCTCGCGCCGGTCTCGGTGGTGGCAAGGGTCAGATGGAAGGCGAACAGCAGTCCTCTGAACTGACCTCGACGAAGCCAATGGAGATGTACGTCACCGACATCATCAACTCCCTGAGCCGTCGCTACCTTGACGCCGACCTCAACGTCACCTTCGTCCTGCAGGACAGCACCAGCACCCAGAGCGAACTAGAGCAGAGCAAGGCACTGCAGATGCAGTTGTTCTCGGGGCAAAAGACCCTCAACGACGTGCAGGGCGAACTCGGTCAGGCCCTCTACGAGATGCCCGAAGCCGACGAGCCGTTCATCGTCGCAGGCAACGCCATCACCTTCCTCAAGGGTCTGCTCAACACCGACACCTCAGGCGAGACCACCGGACAGAAGGAGACCCCCAGTGACGGCAGCACGCTCAGCGAAGCTCCACAAGGCGAAGCAGGCCAAGACAAAGGTCAAGAAAGCCCGAGTGCGAGCCAAGCGCCGGAAACTGACCTAAAAGCTCAAGAGGCTAAGGCGTTCGCCAAGTTCGCCCAGAAGCCTCGGGCTCGCGAGTTCGAGTTCAAGCACCACACGCCCGAAGAGGCCGAAGTCTTGAAAGCGCAGATAAGCGATACCCCAAAAGTTTTGACTACTAAGGCGCAGACACCGGCCATTGTCGCTCGACGCCGCAAGGTCTCCGAGCACTACGCGCCACTGATCCACGAAGCCCTCAAAGCCGCTACAACCGGCGTAGAGACGGCAGTGCGCCACGCCCTCGTTGCCAGCACCGCTAAGGCGAGCAAGTCCGACAAGGACAAGCACGACGCGAAGGCGGCAGTAGACAACAACGTCGCCATCAACACCGACGCGCTCACGAACCTCGTCTCAGGCGTTCACGCCGACGGCGGCCTCGTGGGAACCGATGACGCGATGACCCAGTTGCCCGACAACGACGCCATCACCTCCTCGCCAATGGGGGCGCTCTCGAACTCGGTGGACTGGGCAACGTGGACACCAGGCAACGCTGAGGCCGCTTCTAAGGTGGCTGGGAAGGGCTTACGCGCCCTTATGGATAGCGTTGGCGTCACCATCAAGGGGATTAGCGACACGACCTCACAGGCCATCGGCAACATCATCGCCGACGGACTGGCGCAGGGCTCGACCTACGACGAGATTACGAGCGCGATCTACAACTCCTACGCCTTCTCTTACGAGCGAGCGCAGGCCATCGCCTCAACCGAAGCCGGACGAGCTGCGAACGCATCAACGCTGGACGCCTACCAAGTCGCAGGGATTACCCAGTTCAACTGGGAGACCTACGACCCATGCGACGAGTGCCAAGCCGAGGGGGAAGCCAACCCTCACGACGTAACCGACACCTACCCACCGCTTCACCCCAACTGCGAGTGCTTCATCACGCCAGCAGTCTGACCTACGGAGAACCAATGACCGACACCATCAAGTCCATCACATACGCCTACCTCGGTGGAATCGAGAAGTCCTACGACGATGCAGGCTTCCTGCACGTCAAGGGCCTTGTCACCGACGAAACGCCTGACCTCGATGAGCAGATCTGCGACCGAGCGTGGGCGGCTAAGGCCGTTAAAGAGTGGTTCGAGACCGGAGGCAACATCCGCGAGATGCACCAGAGCAAGGCCATCGGCAAGGCCATCGAAATCGGCGAGCAGGGAACCGGCTTCTACGCCGCAGTCAAGGTAGTGGACGCTGATGCTCGCCTGAAGGTCGAAGAGGACATTTTGACCGGCATGAGTATTGGCATTAAGGGCGCTCGGGTTGTGAAAGATGCCCAGGCTCCTAACGGTCGAATCGTCGGCGGCAAGATAATCGAAGTGTCGCTTGTTGACCGTCCAGCCAATCCTTCGTGCTCCATCGGTCTACTGAAGGCCGCAGGCATTGACATCGAGAAGGCTAAGGGCCCCGAGCTCAACGCCGAAGCAATCATGACCGAGGAGCCAGGAGTGCGCCATGAAGTGCTCAACCGCGACGAGCCCTTCGTCTGCAGCGCCTGCTCCGGCACTGGCAAGAAGACCAACGTCGAGGGCAACACCCAAGAGACTGACTGCGACGTGTGCGGTGGTACTGGACACCAGCCCGAAGGCCGCTCCGAGTTCGCTGAGCCCGAGCGCGTCTCGACCCCCGTGGCGCTCGACAACCGCGACATGAAGGACGCAGAGCCCGACCTCGCCAAGAAGGACTACAGCGACGCAGAACGCGCTGACATGGCTGAGGCTGGTCAGGCACTCCCTGGCGGCGGCTTCCCCATCAAGAGCGTAAAAGACTTGCGCAACGCCATCCAGAGCATCGGACGCGCCAAAGACCCAGCCCAGGCGAAGGCCCACATCAAGACCCGTGCGAAGGCGCTGGGCCGTGAGGACTTGATTCCTGACAACTGGAAG